CGTCCATCACCGTCCGCCCGTTCGACAAGGAGCAACGGTTGAGTTTTTCTTGCCGTTGAAACGGCGATGCCGAGAGATTTATTATTAGTCTTACAATTAATAATAAAAACAAAACACAACAATCGTATATAAATGAATAGAGGAAACTTCGCTCTTGAAGGCGACGATGAAGCAAAACGGAACTGTTGCGGGTTGCGGGGTCGCGGTTTCGATGACTTCTCTCGACAAGACCTGCGGGACATTATCCTCCACAAGAATAAAGTTATTGCCGATTTGGAAAAACACGCCTACGGAAGTGCCAGTTGGATTGATGCCCTGAATAAGGGACTGAAAAAGGCGAACGAAATCAAGGGAAAGGTTGATAAAAAACCGCCGAAAGAAAGCGACGAGGAGTTCAGGAAAAGACTGGAAGAGTTCGATAAGGGGAGTGCCCCGACGGAAGCGTGGGGTGCGGACGAATTGAATGGCGACGGTTTTTTCGACGATATTTTTAAACAGCGGGACAAGGAAGCAAAGGAAAATTGGGACAAAAAGTCGCCAGAGGAAAAGTTAAGAGCAGAAATACGACAGAATGTCAGGGTTCATCAGGGACAAGCAGATTTTTTTAATAAAAGACTGTATGAGAAGTTGGCGAAGTTAGATGCGGATTATGAAAGCGATTTGGCACGGCGGATTGCGGATGCGAAGGCGATGGGACGACCTGTAAATGAGAGTGCGATAAGTGCGTTGAGGGCATCAAGGAGAAAGATGGCAGAAGATTTCACGAAGGAGATTGCGGCGTTAGGGGGTGCTGCCGCCCCTACACCCACAGAACCGAAAGTCAGTCCTGTTGCTGCCGCCGCCGCCGTCCTTAAACCTGTCCGCGAGAAAATCCAGAATGGAATTGGTGATGCTTTGTATGGGAAGGAAGACGACCCGAAGAAACAAAAAAAGGGGTTGCTCGGTATTAGCGAAGAGGGTAAAGAAGAAAGCAAAAAGAAGGTAATGAAGAATATTGTTGTGCCGATAGTAAAGACGGCGAGGCAGTTTGGGAAGAATGTGAAGGATACGGCGAATATGATTTTCAATCCGTCGCAATATGAAGCAGATATGAAAGAAGAACGAATACAACGCATCAAAAAAGATGAGGCACAGGCGGGGATTGTGAGAGATAAGACAAACCCGATGATAATTATACGGAAACCGCGTGGATTATGGAAAGCAGAGACGACCGACCCGACAGTTGAAGCATATAATACAAAACGGACTGCTTGGTGGAATAGGGGTGCTAAAACACAAGAGGAGCAGGATAAGGAGGTTTTTTATATCCGTGTGCCAAACCCAATTTTCGCAGCAAAACTGAAACCATCGATGAAAGAGTTGGGGGACGCAAAGGTAAAGTTATGGACTGGTGTTCAGCAATTAGACCCGAAAATAAGTGAAGATGTAGATGGCACATTAAAGCAACTTCAAGATGACGAGTTTATATGGATACCCGAAGATAGGGCGAAGGAAATATACGGACAATTGCGTCAATTCGTCGCCGACAAACAGGATGAGGGGGTGGCGGAAGGATACGAAGATGAAGGTTGGACGAAAGGAGACCTGAAACGGTTTGCGAAGATAGACCCCCGCACCCTGAAAGGACAGGAATTACTCGAATGGAAAGAGAGCAAGTTGGCGTTGGATAGAGCACAGACACAAAACGCGTTGGAGAAGGTGAATAAGGACATAGCAGATGAAGAAGCGAAAGAGGGGCGGGTTCTTGTAGTCGGCGAAAGACCAACGATACTTAAAGCAGACCAAGCGAGACTGGCGAAGATGCGTGAAGCAAAGGAGCGAGTTTTGAAACGACAGAAGGACTTGGTTTTGAGAGGACAGCAGGAGTTTAAGGATAGGATGATGTTTGAAAACGCCGAAAAAGCAAAGCGAGATGTCGAATATTATGCGAAACAGAAAGCGGACGCACAAGGGGCGATAGACCAAGCGGACGCTGACAAGGCGGAGTTCGACGCAAAACCCGTCGCGGAAAGAATAGCAATATTGAAGTCGTATCTTGCGGATGCGAATGATATGGAAAACGCCGACATCAACGAGCAGATAGAGCAACTACAAGCAGAGGAGGCGAGTGAAAAGGTGGAAAACCAAGCACAGGGTTCAGTAGATTTATTACAACAGGCAGAGGTGATAGGGGCGGAAGGGGGTGCGAAACCGACGAACCCTGCGTTATATGAAAAAGCAAAGGCGATAGTCAATAAATCATACCCGAAACACTCGGCATATCGTAGTGGTGCTTATGTGAAGAAGTATAAAGAAATGGGCGGTGAATACGAAGATGAACCCGATGGAAAACGACCGCTCGAAAGATGGTTTAAGGAAGACTGGAAAGATGTGGGAAATAAGGAATATCCAGTTTATCGCCCTACAAAGCGTATCTCAAAGGATACACCCTTGACCCCTGAAGAAATCGACCCAGAGAACCTGAAACTTCAAGTAAAAGAGAAGCAGAAGATTAAGGGCGACCGAAATCTCTCGGCGTTTAAAAAACGAGGCGGTGCTGAACCCGTTGAAATGAAGCAGAGCGATTATTTTAAGGAACACGCCAATATCGTAAAGTTGCTTAAAGATACAGGAAACTCGTTGTTGAGTGAGGCGAAAGACCAGCAGGACGAGGCGAGTGCGATGGCAAAGAAGATGGGCGGTGCTGACAGCGAAAGCGACGAAGAACTGGAAGGGGCAGGTGCGATAGAATACACACTAAACAAAGCAGGAATGCGGTTATTTAATCCAACGCGGGATTTGTCAAAGGCGGAGAGGCAGTCATTCGCACCAGATTACGAAGCGTATGGTGAGACGGAGGAGCAAGGACGACAGAATGCGTTCAATCTCTCGAGAAGTATGTATGACCAGAGTAAAGCAATAGAATTACCAGATTTTAAGTTGCTGAAAGATGATACATCATTACGATTTTACCGTAAAGATGATGAGGATGTGATTTTGGTGGGTATTCGTGGAACGGATATAAATAGTTGGACGGATTTATGGACTTGGGCGGTGATTGGAGTGAGTGCGGATTTGCGACTGACGACACGGTTTCAGGAAGATTTGGCGAAGATGATTGCGTTTCAACGGGACTACCCTCCATCACAATTTTATTATGTGGGGACTGGGTCATCACTCGCAGGAAGCATCGCAGACCGATTTTTAGAGTTGGGTTTGCTTGAAGAAGCAATCACTTATAACCCGAGTATCGAGAGAAAGCATTTGTTAGACGAAACCATATTGAACCACCGTGTTTATTTGGACACCGACCCTCTATTTATATTAATGGGACAATACTCGCCGAATACAGAAATTAGAGTAAATCCTAATAAAACTAACTACTATAATCCATCTAAAGAGAAAGACTACTTAATTAAGTCGCATTCAATTTACCCCGTGTATAACCCTGCTTTTGAAGGAGGTGGAATGGAAGGAAGTGGAAAGACATACACACTCGAAGAGTGGAAGGCGATTTTCGATGCGAAGTTGGAAGAGAAACGGAAGGCGATAGAGGCGAGGGAAGCGAAGAAAAAACAGACGGCGAAGGCGAAGCGGGAGAGGGCGAAGGCGAGGCGTGAAGAGCGAGATGAACCGCCACCCCTCGAAACACCGTTTAGAACATCACGCGTCCAGAAAGCGACCCCGCCGAAAGAACCTGAACCCGAAAAGAAGGAGGGACGAATATCGCTCGACGGAAAAATACTGTTTTATAAAGGGGATGAGTGGAAGGACTTGGGTGCTACGAGTTATAATATTGGCAATAGATTTTATAGTGTTGAAGACCCCCGAGACGCGGAGGATATGAACTTGGATTTTTATAATTCAAGACAGGTTTATTCAAAAACCCTAAAGGGGGATAAGGTTAAGTTAGATTTGATAGGAAGGTTAGGTGAAGAAAAAGAACCGTTTCAGGGTTTAATGAAACAAGTGATAAAAGCGGAGTTTCCAAGTGTAAAGGTTTATCGGGAGACGATGGGAATAGAAGCACCGAAAAAACCGAGATTTAAAATCGTAGCACCTGCGAGTGCGAGGGTTGAATTGCGTGAAGAGTTGGTGGCGGAGCAACCGAGAAGTCCAGCGGGGGAGTTTGCGAAACCAGAAGAAACTGCGGTAGTGGCGGTTAGTCAAGCACCACAAGGAGCGTTTATGAAACTGATGAAATCGCCGAAACTTACAGAAGCAGATAGACGACTATTTATGAGGATACGAGAAACAAAGATGACCCCGAAAATGAGGGCGGTATTATTGGGTAGGAGCGGATTAGCACGAAAGGTGATGGAAATAATGGGTATTGATGAGAGTGCGTTTCAAACAAAGAAGGCGATGTTGAAAATAGCGGATACGACGGAGATGCGAGTGAAGAGTGAGACTGTGCGAGGGATTGACGCTGAAAAATGGATAGAAATAAAAGAACTATGGAAAAGACTGGCGGGACGAGAAGTGAAAGATATGCTTCGTCGAACAGGAAGTAGCGTCGAGGCGAAAGATAGTGCGAGAAAAGATTTGAAACGGAAGATGGATTGGTGTGTAGCGTCGCTGGAATGTGTAAGAGACGCGATAAGTGAAGACTGGCAGGGTGCTTGGACGATAAATCAAGAAGGGCGTGAGGTTGATGCTGATGGAGATAGATTTTATTCGAGGGGCAAGGTGGGAACTGATGTTGGAAAAAATAAAACACCATTACTGACAATAAAAGATACAAGGACAACAGCAGAAGACACAGGTCAATCTTGTTTTTCAAACCCCAGAAAATATAATTTTCGGTTGGGTGAAAAAAGAGTTGCTATTCTATTGTGGGACGATGGTGAGTGGGGCAAGAATAGAAGTCTGGATGAGATGGGGAGTGAAAGTTTTATTATTCCTATGAGAATATTATACGGATTTTTCCCATTAATGGGACTACCTGAACCCGATTGTGCCAGAATGCGAACAGGCGAAATGAAGTTAGTAATTGACTGGAAGTCGATGCCTCTTGTTAGTTCATATAAATCTCTTACAGCAAAAGCAAAAGAAGAAATACAAGCGAAATTAAGAAGTGAATACATCCCAAAACTGAACGCCTTTATTGATATGTCCCGTTCAAAATTGGCAGAAATAATAGATGTAGCGATGAAAGAAGCGGTGCGAGATTTACGATAATAAAAACATAAACCGAATAATACCAGATAATAAAATGACAACTATAACAGAACGGAAATACCCTACGAGCGAGGAGTATCCGCTGGTGAAAGCGTTTTCGCTGAATGACCGCAAACCGAGACTGATTGGAACGGCGGGATTGAAGTCGCAATTATATACTGGTGATTATGATTTTACGATGGATATAAGCGAACTGCCGAGAGATGTGGTTTTTACTGGGATGAATGATGTTGTGAATAACATCGCAAGTAATCCAGACATCTATTTTGTGGAGATGAAAATCCAGTCGAACGCTGGGAAGAAGGAGCGGATTTATCGCGGAGCAGAGTTTTCACACACCTTTTTCGGCAAAATACCCTTTGATGATATTGATTTTATTAAGGTGGATACGGTGTTTCGTAAGGAGGTGAGTAATGAGTTTTTCGATGCGTCGTGTATGTATTCTCTCGGCGATGCCTTTGAAGCGGGGGAAAATGCGGACGAAGAGAGATTGAAAGAACTGGAGCAGGATTTCGGCGAGATGGTGAGTGAGGGAAAATACTGGAAAGCGTTGAAGCGTCTGTTTTCGATGATGCGGATTAAAAACGAAGAACCCGAGACCGCAATCCAGTTAGTCAAGTTGTTTAATAGTGAAACTGGAAAACTGTATCAAACCACATCGCAGTTGAAGGCAGTCCAGACCCTAAAATGGGAGTTGGATAAGACCTTGAAGTTAAGGGTTTCGACCTTTTTACAAGCAAAACTCGGTATGAAGGGCAGTATTACCCGTGCGAGGATAGATAATGTGATTAAGAATAACGAGAAGATAATCAATAAAACGGCACAAAGACTATTGTGTTCCATCATATAAATTATAATAAACATAATTCCATTTTATTATAATACAGTATGTCTCTCAATTTGGATAAAGTAGGTGCTCCCTTTTGTAAAATCGTGGGGGGGTCGAATGATGGTAAAAAAGTGTTCCTCGCCTCGCCCGACGATAAGGGGTTGAAAGAGCAGAGGGTTCAGTTATTCAAAAGGGCGACAATTCCCGACAGCGATGAGGGCAAGTTCGTCCAGATGATAAACCCGAAGACCGAAAGGCAGATTTGGTATGTAGTTGGTGCGTCAGGTTCAGGCAAGTCGTATTATACGAAGATGGTGTGTAAAGAATACACGAAGAAGTTCCCCGACCGACCGATATATATGTTTTCGTCATTACCCGATGATGTGAGTGTGGATGATATAAAAAACCTGAAACGCCCGAAGATAGATGATACGCTGGTGAGCGACCCGATAGAGGCGAGTGAGTTTGCCGAAAGTATGGTGATTTTTGATGACTGCGACACTCTCTCGAACAAAGCACACAGAAAGGAGGTTTTCAAGATACTCGACCAGATTTTACAGACTGGACGACATCATAAGATTAGTTGTATCCTGACATTCCATTTACCGAGCGACCGCCAGACGACCCGCCAGATGTTGAATGAGTGCCATTTCGTCACCTTTTTCCCGAAATCAGTTATGACGAAAAGCACGAAGTATATGCTTGAAAATTATATAGGCATCAATAATAAGATGATGAAGGAGATGAAGAAAATCAATTCACGCTGGATTACCATAGCGAAGAATTATCCACAGGCGGTCGTGAGTGAAAAGTGTGTGTATATGTTAGAGGACAAAGATGATGATGATTAGGACTTTTCGTTTGAGTTAAAAAAAAGGGACACCCCTCGTCCCGTAGTAGTAGTTCTGTATTATCCAAGTTAATACAGAGCATTTCCAGAGGCGTCAATCGCCGAGCAGAGTTCGTCGTCGCCGTCTTCGTTCCAGTTTGTTTCGTCTTTTTGTTCGCGTTTGCTGATTTGAAACTTCGCGAGTTTGTATTTGCCGAGTGCGACGAGTTGGTCGCGAGTTGGTGAGGGTGGTTTGTTGAAACTGTTGAGGTCAAAATCACAAGACTTACAGTTGTCTCTTCCTTCGTCAAACCAGCGACGGCAGTCAGGGCAGGGCAGTTCGAGGTCGTCTTCTGGTCTTGAAAGCGTTCCGTCGTCGTTCTGGACGCAGTCGCACATTTCGCTCTGGCGGTGAGGATTGCGGTGGTCGTAGGGTCTTCCACAGCATTCGCAGGTGTCTTCACTTTCCACGCTGACGGTTTCGTCGTCGTCTTCGTCTTCGTGGTCGCACACAGGGCAGTCGTGAGTTCCGTCGGCGTGGCAGGTGGCACAATACCAAGTTTCGCACTCACCACCACCACCGCCACACATCACAAGTCCTTTTCCGTAAAGTTTTGTGTCGCAACGGTGGCAAGTGGCGTCTGGATGGTCTTCGAGGTAAAGGCAATCACAGCACATTACCTTTCCGCCGACGAGGCGTTCAAGATGGCATTCGGTTTCAATTTGTCCGCAGTCGGCACAGGCGGATTTTGGGGCGAGGATGGGGGCAACGAGTTCTTCGTAGTTTTTGCGTTCTCTTTCGGCGAAGATTGCTTCGATTTGTTTGGCGGTCATTCCAGCATACTTACCTGTGGTTGCGACTTCTTCTTTGGTCTTGGTCTGGCGACGGCGACGGGGAGCACCTTGAAACTTACCTCTTTCTTCGTTGAACCATTTTCCGCACTTGTATTCTCCGCAGTCGCATTCAAGAGTGGGCGAACCGCAAGGGAGGCAGTAGGTCTCGACGGGTTGAAAGTCTTGGTCGTCGTTGGGGTTGATACGGCATTTCACACCGCAGTCGTCGTATTGGTAGCGAACAACAACGGAGCAAGTCTGCTTGTTGTGTCCCTTCTGTTGGCAAATAGAGCAAGTCATCGTAATCGTAATCGGTTGTCTGTGGATAGCACACAGAAGTAAAAGCATTTCAATTTTTTTTGGATTGTGTGGGATTGGCAACATCATCAGGTTTCTCCCTCGCCCCCGCCCCGCCACCACCACTACCCCCCCCCCGCATTCTGCTCTTGGATGACCCCCCTCTTGGATGACCCCTCATCCAGACCTACCCTCACCCAGAGCGGACTATCTATTTGACCGTCCCTGAATGACCCTGACCCCCTCTGGATGACCCCCCGCTTGGATGACCCCTCATCCAGACATACCCTCATCCAGAGCGGTCGGTGGGGGGGGGTAGTGGTGGGTGGTGGTGGTGGCGGTGCGTCCAAAAAAAATTGAAATCCTTTTACTCATATGTGCCAAGACATACAGACAACAGACAACGATGAGCGGATTTACAACTACGAACAGAAAGGACTACTACGACATTTTGGCGATGGACTTGCCAGAAGTTATGGTGGGGCACTTTTGGGTGGTGCGAGATGGACGCGTGATTGACCCGAAGTTCCCCGAACACAGACAAATACAAAAACAAAACCGACTTCAAGATGTTTCCTGCCACCTTCCCGCCCCTGAAATGACGCAGAAAATAATGATTGCGTCGCACATCAAGAAGGCGAAGAATGTGTTTGGCGAGAACTACGCAGGTCATTTTCGGCGGATTTTCGACGACCGCCCCTACTTTGGAATGTGCTTCTTCAACGCCGTTATGGAACAACGCAAAAACGGCGGTGAGATTGTGTTCGGTTCGATGGGGTGGTTGCGTGATGACGACACGGAGTTTTACGAATACGGAGGTAAGGAGTTTCAAATTGTCGCTGACTTTACAGGAAAGACGGATTGCTACAAGAAGGCGTGTATGGAGGAGTTGCGTCGCGACCCGAAGTTCGCGTCGAACTTTGAAAGAAGACGCGAACAATCATTTACGGGAGTGAGGGTGTAAGACGACCCGAAGATGAAATACAGGACAGGGGCGTCCTTTTTTTTAATCAAAAGATAAGACGAATGGAAATTAATAATAAAAACAAAAGGACAATAAGGAATATAAACGAGTAAAATGACAACAAGAGGTAATTTGACTTCTGCCGACCCCTACAATTTATACTACGACATTAATGTTGTGAGTGATTACAACCCGACATTAGTGGGGACGACTGCCCCACCCCTGACCTTCAACGAGATTAGACAGAACCCTATCATTAAGTATCCAGAGGATTACCTGTTGTCGGTTGTGCGTTTCAGTATCGAGACCCCTACCCTGCCGATTTTCATTCCGCAGGTATTACTGGGTCAAGCGAACCCGAATAAACTGATTTATGCTTGGGGTATGAGTGTGACGGACTATTCAGCGGTGGGGTCGCCGACATATTATCTTCCAGCACAAGAGAACTGGATTTATATACCAGATGACCTTACAATCCCCCCTCCGTCTGGTGCTTTGACATTTCAGGATTTAACTACGGAGTATTACTATGTAAATGAGTTTTCGCTGATACTTCAATATGCGAATAATGCGTTGAAGGCGGCGTTTGATAATTTCAACACCTATTTAACTGGTATTGGACAGGATGCGTTAGGCACAAGGGCACTCACACCGTCGAACATCGCACAGAACTATTGTCCGCAGATGACCTATGACCCTCGAGGCGAGTTATTTTCGTTGAGTTTTCCCCTTGCCCCGCCATTATTAGCAGGGTCAGCACCCCCTTACTCCTACGACACTTACGACCAGAACCTCGCAAATACCGCTGGTTTTACAGGACGAGTGATTAAGTTGTATATGAATACCCCCTTATCAAATCTGTTGAACTCGTTTCCTACGGTGTTTCAAGGCAATACCCAGTTTAATTTAACGACAGGAACAGAGGATATGATTGTTGTATATAACAACCAGTTTCAAAACACAACTGGAGGAAGCAGACCATCATACCCCCTAATTCAGGGGGCATCATCGGTGACGCCAATCCCGCAAATTATAGTCCCGCAGGAGCATTCAACGACTATTTTATTTTCGCCCATATCGGCACTTGTATTTTCGACATCGCTCCTGCCAGTTCAAAATACCCTATTATCAAAACCAGCGATTTTCAATTTTTACGACGGCGTGACCAGTAGTAATTTGCGTTCATCGGGTAATAACAACGTGACAGCACCAGTTTTGACTGATTTTGAATTACAAGGTGCGACAGGCACGAGTTCGCAGACGAGGATTACATATGTGCCGACGGCGGAGTATCGTATGTTGGATTTGCGTGGCACTACCCCTGTGAATGCGGTGGAGGTTTCGGTGTTTTGGAAGGACAAGTTCAGCGGATTACATCGGTTCAATTTGGCGGCGGGTTGTGCGGCGTCCATTAAAATCCTGTTTCGCCGAAAGGACTTCTATAATGCGACAGTTGATTAAACCAAAATCTCTCGGCGAATAATATTACAACTGAAATTATATATAAAAACAAAGTTATACTATTATTCATAAAATCGATTACAAATGAGTTCAGCAGATTTTCGCAAAGTGCTCGTGGAGGACGCTCGTATGAGGGTGACCGACAGTCTCCCTTTTGGCGTTGTTAAATCAGGGCAGAATGTTACGACCCAGATTTATCCTGCTACTTCGGCGAGTGCTTCTTCGCAAACTTATTCAATCCAGACGCCGAGTGAGGTGACCCTTCTCGACCGCAATATCGTTTGGCAATCTACTTATGAACTTGAAATTAGAGGCACTCCCGCCGCTGGTGAGTTTTTGGTTGATTTAGGCAACCGTGATGCTCTTGCTCCCCTTCCCCTTCATATGTCCGCCACTACCCTTCAGGTTCAGGTGAATAACAACAGCGTTTCGGTGAATATTCGTGATGTGTTGCCCCAGTTGCTTCGTATGTATGGTGATGACCGTGCTCTTGCTCGTTGGAACGGTATTGCTCCTCTTGCTCCTGATACTTACCGCAATTATACCGACCAGATTGGTTCGAATAACAACAGCAACGGTTCTTTTACACAGACTGCCGATAATTCTCTTGTGTCTCGTGGCACTTACAGTATCGACTTTCTTCAAGAGACTACCCCTGCTACTGCCGCAAGAAATCAACAGACGGTCGGTGATGGAACTCTTCGTGTTGTGCGTCTTCGTTTTACTTCATTTGAACCCTTGTTTTTGTCTCCCTTTCACTTTGCCAATCTCTCGGCGAACCAGATGGCGATTTACGGTGTGAGCAACTTGAACTTCATTTTCAACATAGCGGCAGATGCGAAGCGTTTGTGGCGTTGCGGTGCGACAGAGGCGGCAATTCAAGGATACAGCGTTTCGATTGCTGCGGTTAGTGGTTCTCGGTTGATTTTCCAGATGCTTACCCCTCACCCTTCTCAAATCCTCCCCTCGAAAAATGTAGTCGATTATGTTGATTTTCCTCGTTATTTAACTACATTCAATAATACTATTGCCGCCGCCGCTGTGAATGCTACGAATGAGTTAGTTCCTACTACACTCGAGTTTCCCAGCAATAACATCCAGTTAAATCAAGTCCCCGATATGTTGGTGATTTGTGCGAGAAAACCGATGTCCCAGCAGACGAACCGTGATAGTGATTGCTTCTTACCCATTACGAAGATTTCTATCAACTGGAATAACCAGTCTGGTCTTTTGGCGAACGCCACACAGGATACTTTGTATCGTATGTCCGCTAAATCCACGAACCAGACTTGGCAGGAGTTTCGAGGGTATGCTAATAAATATATCCCCCCTGTTGGTGCTGGTTATAACACTCGTCTTCAGCAAGTCCTTACTTCAGGGTCTATTCTTGCTTTGCGTTTTGGACAGGATATCCCTATTGTAGAGGAGTTCTACGCGGCAGGGTCGCTGGGTAGTTTCAATTTACAGTTCAACGTTACACTACAGAATTACACTCTTGAAGACCAACCCGTCGAACTGGTATTGATGTGTGTTAATTCTGGTTTGTTTATTACATCGCAGGGTGTCAGTTCCACTTACACGGGTATTCTCACGAAGAGTGATGTCCTCGCCGCGAGTGAAATGAAACCCGTGAGTGAGCGTCATTTGCGTCTGGTGGGTGGTGTCGAAAGTTCCGCCGTCACTGGTGTTGCTGATGTTGCCCCGAAAGCACAGGAGGCAATTCTGGACGCCGTGAGTGCCGCGAAAGGAGCACTCGGTAAAGGTGCTGATGGTATTGGCGGTCGTATGAAACTTGCTTCCCGATGCTGAATTATGAGATAATTACATAATAGCGATAAAATCAGTATAAGACATAAAAACAATTCTTATACTAATTTATAACTGAAAATGGATACGGCATATAACCGACGGATTGCTTCGATTAATGATGCGATAATGGAACGGGCGGCGAGACACGCTCCCGCCAATTTTGTAGGAAGGGGTTTTGGAAGCGACAGCGGAATTGATACTCAATACAACGATGTAATGAGGGGTGCTGCGAACCATCCCCGAGCACTTTCACAAGCGGAAAAGGAGTATCGTATGGAAGGTAGTGCGGCGGCGTTTGGGGGTAGTTTTCTCGATGATATCGGTCAGGCGTTTCGTTATACCCCGATTGGTATGGCGAGTGATGCCATTCAGGGGCGGGATACGGTTTTGAGTGGGCGAGGAAAACTCACAATCACTCACGGAGGGGCGGGGTATGGTGGTGCTGGGTATGGTGGTGCTGGGTATGGTGGTGCTGGGTATGGTGGTGC